TTGTAAGTATATCTATTGTAAACAGTTGGCAAAGTAATTGCGCTTTTTGGAATATTTGTTTCTTGCAAAGACCAAACCTGTGTTTCAACATTAAAGCGGTATAAATCAAAGTTGTCGCCATTAGGTATCCAACCAAAGTCAAAGTTTGTAAGTAAGTCCTTGTCAAACTCGTTCATTTCAGTTGTGTCGGCAAAATCTCTCGCACTATTCATAACATTGGCGTAGTCGTTATTTGTTAATTCGCCCGAATATGAAAGTAATGCGCTAACATTGGCGTAAGTTCCTCTAAAGTATGCAGTATTTGTTGCGATAGAACTATTAACAAAACTTTTATCTGCTAATTGGTTTTCGCTACTTGCTTGTGCAGGAATAAGTCCTTCAATAGTCGCAATTTTGTTGCCGTTTTCTTGAATTAATGCGTTCATTTCGCTAAATGGCATTTCCACACTATCGTCCATTAAAGATTGTCCGTCTTTGTCTTTTAACGCTACGGATAAATTATCGCCACTTAACGATAAGTCAATAGACTTAATTTTGCTATCTAAACCCATTTTTTCAAGGTCGTCAATACGTTCTTCGTGGTCGTCAAGTTCATTTTCAATATGATGTAAAACATCGGGGTAAACATCGGGCAAATCGTTATCTGCGTTAATGTTGCCTTTTAATGTCATGTCAATAACTTCGGTTTGCGAAACAATACGTCCTTCTTCGCTTTCAAATTGAAGTTGCAAACTAATATTTCTAAATTGTGTTGTTTTTTCTTTAAGTTCAAACTCCACGTTTAATTTGTAGCCAATAACTTCTTGGTTTGTATTTAAAATAGGTTCAAGTTGGCTTTCGCAAGGTATTTTGTCTAAATAGTCTTTGCCTGCGCTTTCAATTTTAACGTATGCAGAAAAGTCCGCTAATTGTTCTAATGTATATAAACTATCTAATGCGGAAGTTAAAACAAATTTGATAATATCAACTTTAGCATTACCCATAACGCTAAATTCAAAGTGTTTTTGGTTTGGTTTAATCCCGTTAAATATGACATTTAACATAACTTTATTCCTCCATTTATCTTCACGCAATAAAAAGGACTACATAGCCCTTTTGCTTTTTAAGATAACTTATTATATCTTGTTTACATTATAAACAATAATTTATAATTGTAAAAGTTTTTTTAAAAAACACCCCACTAATGAGGTGTTTTCCAACGATATTCGCTATCGTTTTATCAAATGTGTTATTCATAATTAAACCTCACTTAAGTTAATTTTAAGCCAACTCTCATCACTATTATAATTAAATTCAAGTGATAAACCAAAAGCGTCACCCAATATACCAAACTTATATTGTGTTGTATCTACACTATGATATTCGTAAATTTTAATTAGAACGTTATGTTCATATTCAAAATAAAGTGATTTATCTAATAGTGATTTAATATCGTTCCAAGTTTCTTCAGTACAAAGAACACCTGCACCTTCTGAATTAATAGCACTTTCACATATTGCTTTTATTTCAGGGTCTAATTCATCAAATGAGTGAGTAAAAGCGGTTGATATGTTTCCGTATTCAAACCCTTTTTCATTTTCGGCTACGACAGGAACTTTACCCGCGTTTCCCTCTATATTTGGAAGTCTTGGGTCTAAATCGCCGTCAGCCCACCAACTTTGTGTGTTTAACTTGTTATTTTGTGTTGCTTTTTTAGTTGTTTTTCTTTTTGCCATTTTATGTTCCTCCAACTACTTTATAATTTAATGCCGATAACCATTGGCGTATTTGTTATATTAATTAGTTCAGTTAAAACATCTCCGGTTTCTAAATTAGTAACATATTTGTATTTTCTAATTCTATATTCGTTCTTATCGTGAGATGTCTTTGCTAATTGCCAACAATGAACGTTATCGCCTGCTCTTTGAGATGTTGATTGCAAATATGAACTATCTAAATATTGTTGGGCAACCATAAAGATATAGAACAGATTACCGTATGTAATAACGATTAAATCGTAATCGGTAAGGTTATCACAACGAAAATCTACATAATCGTCCCCTGCCCCAATAAAAGTTTCTTCGGTTAATAAAATATCTTTTTTCATAGCGCCCTCGTTATACCAAGTTGTATTTGCTTGAATTTTATTGTTTGGTGTCGGTTTCTTTTTAGCCATAATTTTTCCCCTTATTTATGATTAATTTTTTTGCTAAACGAAATGCACTCCTCAATATAGTCTTTTGCCTCTTTTTCGATTTTCAAGAACTCTTTAAGACCATATCTTTTTTCAAGGGCGGTCAAGACTAACACCAACTTTTCTTTTCCGTCATATTCGGTGCTTTCCGCAATAGCCATTTGTTCTTCAATGAACTCTTTTAGGTTTTTCTCTTTAATTGTTTTTATGACTTTTCTAACATAAGCCACAACCATACCGATTAAACCTAATAATGCGGTAATAAGACCTACTAATTCACTAATTTGTGCTACGCTCATAATTTAATACCTCTTTGCTTTCGCTTTTTTCTCGGTTTCCATTTTAATAAACTTTTTGTCGTGGTCGTCCAAGCGTTTTTCGTGTTCTTCAATCTTGCTTGAGTGTCCGCCAAGTGTTGCGTCAATATGGTCTAACCTATCCTCTATTTTTTGCAACCTTGTCGCTATTTTCATAAGTGGCATACCCACCGCAAGAAACAATGAAACGACAACGCCAAGACCTACAACTAAATAACCAATAAAACCGTAGTAGTCCATTTATATACCTCCTAAAACGCAAAAAAGACTATATGAATAGCCCTTTTGCTTAAAGATAACCTTTTATATCTCAACTTTATAATAAACTAATTAATATTAGTTTGCAAAATAATTTTCAACAAACGTAATTATTTCTTTTTGTGTAACGCCAAATTCGTATAAACCTTTTGGTGTTTTTGTCATTGGCTTTGTGCAAATATTTTGGATAAGTTCAACATCACAATACATACAAACTTGCACCGCGCTAAACGTTCTTTTGTAGTCCGGTTTTAAGTTAATAGCGCAACCACTTGCTACTTTGTAATTGTCAACAAGTATATCGTTATTATCTAAAACCGCATTAAGCCCTTTGCCTTTAAGGTATTCAGTTAACTTATTAAGAAAATCAATGTTTGTTAAGTAAAAGTCCTTAACATCATTTGGCTTAACTTCCGCCCAACACACCATACCCGTAAAATGAACGATACAACCGCCGTCGCGTTTTAAGTCATAACAAGGTATTTCGTGTTCTTCGCAATATTCAAAGTTAACGTCATTTTGCCACCCATAAGTAACCTCGTTCTTCTTTTGAACAACTATGCAACGATATTCGTTAATGTCGGCAAAGTTTTTATCAACGATATTCTCTTTAAACTTTTTAAGTGTTGAATGTTCTAACATATTTATAACCCCCAACTTGTTCCGTCTAAATGGAAAGCATTTATAGTTGTGTATTCATTACGTTTTGCAACACAACCATTCACAATACTTGTGTTATCCGTCCAAATTTCAAACGAACAAGACGACTTATTATCTGTGCCTTGTGGAATAATTTTTGAAACATCAAAGTTAACAACATCATTATCGGTGAATTCAAATACCAACTTTTGTAATGAATAATCGCCCGTGATACCAATTGAAGTTGCATTAATAGTCGTTAACGCCGTGCTAAATATATAAGTTTTTTTAACAAAATTACTAACTCCACCAATTACTTTACTTATTGAGCCTAATGTAATCGGGCTATTAATTGTTGTCGCTTGTCTAAAATCAATGGTAAGGTCATCATCAAAAGTTTGCGCTCTAAACATATAGTAGAAAGCATTAGCGGTAATAACTTGGCTTGAAATTACCAAATTAACTACACCGTGAACCGCTTTGCTCGTTACGTTTATACTACTATCAAATAACGAGGTATAACAATTTTCTTTAAGTATTGTAGCCATTAATAAATTGCTTGGTATATTAGAAATTGTTTGAATACCGGTAAACAAGCCATAGAAACAATAGTTATTTGGTATTTCGGTTGTTTCGCCACTTGGGTCAATTAAAGTCATAAGATTGCCACTAATTTCGCACTCTTGGTCGCAACTAAAATATACATAATTGGTTGAACTTGATGAAAAACCGCTTGCGTTTGTTCCCTTAAAAGAAATGGTTGAACCACTTGGTAACGTCAATTCTGTTCCGCTTGTTGAATAAGTCCTCCAACTACCACCGTCTATACTATATTGCAAATTTGGGTTTGCGCTACCAACAAAAGTAGCCATAACAGTAGCATTGTTGTTACTAATATTCTTAAAAGTTAATGGTTTTTCATAATCAAATAATGTTCTTATTTCTAAACTACCGGAAAAACCGCCATTATAATCAATACTAATGCTTTCAATAAAACCGCGTTTAAAAATGCCTTTTTCAATTTCTAAATCTATTAAATCGAATAGTTCAAAAGACGGGTCAATACGGCAATCAACCGAATAAACAATATTATGGGTGTTAACCATATCAATAAGACCAAAGGCAACATTTACGGTTTGATATTGGAATAATAATGGTGTGTCAATTTTTAGTTCATTAGAACCTAAACCCACGACAAAACTATTGGTTGTTAATACATCATTTTCTAAATTCGTAAGTTCAATATTGTAAGTTCCGGCTGGTTGGTTAATTGTATAAGCACTCCATAAAATGCTATACACCGCGCCACCAACAATTTGCGCACTTGCATATAAACTTGGCTCAACGTAGATTTTTTCATTTTCTTTTGTGGTTGTAACAGTATATGAACTTTTTGTTGATGACGAAGAACCTAAACTATGCCCAATAATTGATATAATATCAAATTTTAGTTCACTTGTTTTTTCCGGTTTATTGTAACAATTTGAACGAATAACTTTACCAACAACATCACGATTATTTAAAGTATCTAATAATTTTAATTTTGCTTGATTTGTAATTGATGTTGTTTTGCCTTTGACAATACCAATTTGTCGCGCTAATTCAAGAAAACTAACATAACCTAAATAACTACCAACCGTATAATTAGTTGTTACGACACCATCTTCTTGCATTTGCAATTTAGACATTAAATCGTCAGTTCTTATGTTTCTTAAAGAAGTGTCGTAAGTTTGGTAACTTCCCTCTTTATAAATATCATCAATATCGGTATAAGGGTTACTACCAAAGCAAGATTTTAAAGTATAATGCGCGAGTAGTCCGTTTACCGGTATTTCTTTTTTTGAAATTTTATAAATACCTTTTTGTATCCACTCCCAAGTTCCATTAATGTTATAACCAAATTCCACAACAACGAAACCACGTTCATCAAAATCGACTTTACCATTTTTGTAAATTGAAAAATTAATTTCGCAAATTGGTAACTTGTTGTTGTTTAAAGCACCACTTTCTTTTAAGTGAAAAGACGCTAAATGTTCTTTTGTTAAAGTGGTATCAACAACACCGTATTCATATTGTATATTTCCAACATTTAAAGTTGTTATTTTATAAAAAGTTAATTTAATATCACTTTCGCTACGGACTTGTTTATTTTGGTTATCTTTCCACGCTTGACTTGTAGCAATCATAATTATTCCCCATAAATAACGCCCGTATCAATTAAGTTTAAACTAACGTTTTGGTAACCTTTTGGTGTGCCGTCATCATTTAAAACCATTTTGGCAAATTGGACTTTTCTATCGCCACAATAAAACTTTCTAATGCGATTTGTTGTAAGGTTTGGGGCTTGTGTAATGTCGCCCTCATAAGCATTTGCAATAACGTCAAAGAAAGATACCGGACGGAAAAATACGGACATATCGTTGTTATTGTATTTAGGTTCAAAAAGTTGGGCTATCGCACTATATTGTGCCGGTGTTAAAAAATTCCATTTTAGTTCCACTTTGGCAATATCGCTTTTAATTACATCGGCAATAACTTGACCTTGTGCATTACGCCCACTATCAACTAAAGTCGTTGAAATACCAACATAATCACTTGGCATTGGCAATTGCACCCAAGCCGGTGTTGGTAAACTATAATTAAAAATAGCAACTACACTACGACTAATAGCCATAATGATAACCTCCTACAAACACTTTTTTATCGCCTTTTTGTGCCTCATATTTTTCACTTGCACGCCCAATTTCGCGTCCGTCAATTTGTAAGACAATTTCTTTTCCGCTACCTTGTGCGCTATCGTTCATCGCTTGTAAAACCGCTTGGTAAATGCCTGTTGTAATTTGTTCATTATTAGCAACCGCAGTTCTACCATTACTAAATTGACCTACTAATTCATTATGGTTTGCATAGAAAAAGCCGTCCTCCTCCGGAAAACCACCGGTTGCAAAGTGTTCTATTCTTCCAAAATGAACGCCCCAATTTGATGTATCAACACCAAATAAACCAATAACTTTTCCTACACCTTTAACAAAGAAATTAAGGAACTTTTCAAAGCAACCAATAATTCCGTTTAATATGTCTATAAAGAAATTACCAACGCCTTTCCAAATACCTTTCATTTTTTCGCCAACTTTTGCCCAAATATCGCCAATTTTTTCAAAGTCTAAAGTAAATATTGCGATAAGTGTTTCGCCTACTGCGACAACAAATTCAATTATTGTATTAATGAGAGCAAAAATTGTTTTTAATGCACCACCGATTACACCAACAATAACATTTACAATAGCCATTAAAACATTAATAATTGGTTTAAGTATTTCAACAATTGGTTTAATAATATCAACAATAAATGAGATGACATCGCTTAAAACCATAAGACCGTCATTAAGAACATTTACTACTAATGAAATAATAACATTGATAATGTCAAATACAGGTTCTAATGCCTCAAAAATGCTTGCAATAAGTTCAACAATATTAAGCAAAGCATTAGCAAATGCGGTAATGCTCGAGCCAACAGTTTCATTTGTTGAATTAAATAACTTATCAACAAAATTAATAACAATATCAATTACAGGTTTAAGAGCATTTAAAATTTGCCCAATAATGTCAAGAATAGGAGATAACCAAGTCATAATCTTTGGCAACCATTCTTGAACTAAACCAACAACATCTTTAATAATTGGCGAAATAAAGTCTTTTATTGTAATTAATAAATCTTTAAATTCACTTCCAAATTCTTTTAATGCTTGCGTATTTTCGTTTTGCTCAATATCAACCATATCAAAGTTGTCTTTGCTATCGTCTTGCTTAACAACATTAAGTTCATCAATACCAAGCGAAACACTTTGCGCTTTCTTTAAACTTTCGGCATAATCTTCTGCGTTTTTCTTTGCTTTTGCAAATTGATTTTTGCCGTTCATACTTGCAAACATTTCGCCAAAAGAGTTTGCAACATCACCAACTAAATCGGCAATCATTGACAAAACAGGCGCGACCATTTCAACAAGTGGCGCAACTAATGTAGCAAAACTATTTTTGAGATAGGAAATTGAACTTTTTACCTCGCTCATCGACTTGTTAAATTCGCTATCAAATAGAGCCATATTTTGTATGCCCTCTTTGATTGCTTGCCCAACAAGTTGAATAGCCCTACGAACAATACGATAGAAAAGAATACGTTTAAAAGCACCTGCAATTTTTCCAAAACCTTTTGCACCTTTTTCGGCTTCTTTTCCACCATTCTTGGTTTCCTTTTTTAAGCGTTTCATAATACGCTCGGCTTCCTTGCCACTAAAACCAAGTTCAAGTAATTTATCTCTTACTTTATCAAATTGTGCGGTATTAAATAGTTCTTTGTCTTTGCCAATAGACTTAATAATTGCGTCAACTTGTTGTGCGTTTAAACCTAAATTGCTAAAAGCATTAGTAAGATTATTTATTTCTCTTTCCTTGTTGCTAATATCATCAAAATTGGTTTTTAAACGGCTAATAATGTCGTTGATTTGACCCGCGCTAAAACCAAATTCTTCTAATGCTTGTTTTGTTTTTTCAATATTTTCTTCATTAAATAGTTTTTCATTTGAACTAATTGATTTAAAAACGGCATTGATTTGTTCTGCGTTTAAACCAAGTGCATTGAGCGTTCCTGCAAGTGTTTTGACGTGCGCCTCAACATCAATAATATTTTCGTCATCAATGTCTTTTTCTAAAGTTTCTCTAAATTGTTTAAAACCCTCTAATGGTAATTCCTTAAAGTCAATTGTTTCAAAATTTGGTTTAAATATACTTGGCAATTGGCTTTCTTGCATAGTAAAGTTAGGTTCATAAGGTTTATCTTTTAACACTTTTTTACCTGCTTTGGCTTGCGCTTGGTCTAATGATTTAAAAGCACTTACAACATCTTTCAAACCTTGACTAACATTTGAAAAGTCAATTTTTGCAATATTTTGTAAATGTTTTTCTACTTTTGTTAATGAATTAAAGTCTAAACCTTGAACAGTTTTTTGGAGGGCATTAAGACTATTTTTTAAAGAACGAATACTTTTAGTTGCTTCGCCTACATTAGCAGATATATTTAACTCTAAACTATCATAACTAATAGCCATAATCTTTTACCCTCCATTTTTAACTGATTTATTTAATTTTTCTCGCAACATTATTAATCTATTTTGTCTTTCTCGGTCTTGCTTTATTTCAATATCTCGTTTCGTAACCGCAAATGGTTCGGTTGGATATGGTTGAACTTTTGTTCCCTTTTTAGCAAACGCATTTAGAACAGGTGCAACATCGCATAAAGCAACATAGAAATAATAACCTTGCAACCATAGACGCTCATTTTCTTGTTTTTGCCTAATTTCGTGCGCTTTGAGATATGCTTTGGCTATTTCGGTATCTTTATACCAAAAGTCATCATAACTACACCCCATAGCGATAAAATAGGGGCAAAAATCGTTAAACGTTTGTTCTATGGTTTTATCTTCGTGGGGAGAAGATTTTAGTTCTTCTCCCACTTGAAGTTTTTTGCTTGTTTATTATCTTGTCCGCTTAATGACATAAGGGCATTTGTATAAAGGTCTAATAACGCTTTAACAAATTCATCTCCACCCTCAACTTCATCACAAATTTTGTCGATTTCTTCATCATCAAGACTTGGGTTGTGCATATAGAACGCACCACGCATTAACAAGGTAATTGTGGAAAGTGGCTCACTTTTGATTAAATCAATTTTGAAACCTTGCTTTTCCATTCTAACAATAGCGGAGCGGTTGTATTCCAATTCATACTTCTTATTATCCGCCTTGTTTGTTATTAAGATACTACCCATTTATAGTTCTCCTCCATATAGTAGATTTAATTAAGCGCCAATGCTAATATCGGTTGACGGTGTAACGATAACTTGCATTTCACGAACTTCGTTAACTCCGTGTCCTACAATAGCAACAGAGATATAACCTTTAAATTCAAATTTACCCTCTGCCCCTGCCGGTGTCGAAGCAGTTGCTCCGTCAAACCAAACCGCTAACTCTAATTCCTGCCCTTTAAGACCATTAAGAGTAGCCAAATCGGTTTTGTCGTAGTTGGCGGTAAATGTTAGTTGTTCGCCACTTTGTAAACCCTCAATATAAGTTCTTGCTTTATCACTTAAAGTTGTGGTTTCAAGTTGTTCAGGTGCGCCCATTAAGTCTGGATAATCTTTAATGTCGCAAAGTTTGGTATAAGTATTACCACCACTTGCTTTATACATTAAGAAAGTGTTAACTGTTGATGTAGCCATTTATACTACCTCCTATATACTTTTAAGTCTTTACCGACAACCGCTTCATATCTTGCGACTAATCGGTATTTTGTTTCGTTTTGGTCTTGCATTGGTGTCATAACAATTCGTGTGAAACCAATGCTTTTCATAAAGTCATCGCAGACCGACAATAACTTATAACACTTACTCATTTTCGTATTGCCCGTAGTAACAACGTTTATTTCGTAGTCAATGTTTGCAAAGTTTTCAATATCTCCGCTATCACTACCACGTTCATCAACGCTATTGCCTATCATCTCAATACTTACAAATGGGTAAGAACTTGGACTATTAGTGTAAACACTCGAAGTCTTTACGCTACTATCCACATTTCCCAAAGCGGAAGTTATGCGTGTAAAGATTTCACTTGCGTTGTTAATCATTTAATTTTTAACCTCCCACTTTGTAATTTATTAATTGCGGTATTTCTTGCTCTATATAATGCCCTAATTGGTGGCGTTCCCTCCGTTTTAATAACATACATACCATTAAGGTTTGACATACGCCATAATACTTCTCGGTTAGTCAATCTTCCATTTACACTATAATAGAACCAATAATCATCTTTACCATAGCCCTTACCATATTCGCCTAAATTGACGATACCGCTTGGTCTTGGCATTGTTTCAACCGTACCACCACTTTTGAACCCTTTAGCATTAATGCCAATAGTTCTTTCGTGCGCTTTGACATAGAAAGTGCCATAAGCATTTGTTATAAAGTGGCTTTTAACTTGTATAGTCTTTTCGTAATATGCGTTTTGTTGACCTGCGCCAAACTCGGCAAATAAGACTTGTTCGCCTATGCAAGATATAGTTGCATTTAAACCGCTAATTCTTCTAACGACAGTAATATAAGGGTTATCCCCACTTATATCATTTACCGCTTGGTTGAAGTTTTTACGAGCATTTACTTCAATTTCTTTGCTAAATGCTTCAAGTATTCTTGGCGCACTTTCCTTTACATCGTTTAGCAATTGGTCTGCTATACTTTGTGGCAATTTGTTCCAAGAAAATTTAAGCGTAGCCATTAGTTATTTCTAACTTTCTCTAACAATATCATTACTTCGTTAATAGTATCTTTAATACGTTTAACCTTATAGTCATACAATGGTTTATTATCTTTGTCATATTCCGGTTTCTTATCAATGAAGAATACCGAATTTTCATTAAAGCCATATTTGGCAAAATCACTTTTTGTTAATACCATTGACTTATCGTATTCAATGATAATGCCATTGTTGTCAACAACTGCCGAACCCGTTGCACCGCTAATATGTGTTTCAAACAAAATTTCATTCCCATAAAAAACTACTTTTTCGCCTGTCTTATAGCCAAGTTCATCAGTTAAGTCGGTTTCCCCTAAATAATTAAGCCCAACATATTTTCTTTGGTTAATTTTAAGGTTTCTCATAAAGCACACCCATAAGGCACGACATCAAGCATAATTTGGTCTTTGGTGCGCCAAGAACGGCTAACACCATTTTCATTATGGCTTGATTGACCCTCCGCGCCTCTTTCATTGAATAATGATATTGCTAATTCAATTTGTAATTGTTCGTATCTACTTTCAACCTCATTTGGTTGTTCGCCAAACGGAAATCTTTTGTTAAGAATAAGTTGCTTCGCTTGTTGGAGGTAAACACTTAAAACTCTTGGCAATTGTTCTTCGCCAATCATAACTTGCATTTGTTCAATTTTTTCGTCATTTGTCATAAGCATTTACCTCCTAATAATTATCTACCGATTAAGGTAATGTAATTTCAATACAAGCAAATGGAACAATCTTGCGGTTGCAAGCATTACCATTTCCGTCTTTAACTAATTCCCAGTTTGCGCCTGTTTCAAGTTCAACTGCGGTTGGGGATAAAGAAGCAGGTGTTCCTTTGAATGAAACACATTCAGGGGCAAGGACAAATCTTTGTCTTGAAATGAAAGCGTCAACGCCACCATTTGTAAAACTATCTCTTGCCATTTCATAAGGAACTTTGACACCTAATTCACAATAACGGAATGAATATGGTGCAAGGGCATAAACACGGTGGACTGAACCACTTGCGTTGGAGTTTGTGCCACAACCGTCATCAATTAAGACACGTTTGCCTGCCCAATAACCAATCTTTTGGTCTTGATATTGAACACCACTAATTTGATATGTTCCGTATGTGAGTAAATTTAATTTTGCAAGTTCGCCTGCAACGTAACTATCCATTAAGACAGTATCAATGTCATCGCCTAAATCTCCAAATGAAGAAACAAGTGCGTCAATCATATCAGCGGAAACAACTGCGGTTTTTTGAACAGGTGTTAATGCAGAGGCAAAGATACCTTTAAGAATTGATAAGCCTGCTAAACGAACTTCGTTGTTTCTAAAATCAGCGACTTGATAGACTTGTGCGTCTAATTCGCTATAACCTGCAATTGAGGTTTCAAAATCGTTTTCTTCCCAAGAACCAACACGACCAATAGCAATTACTCTTTGAACAAAGTTTGTTGTTTTGCTTGGAACAATTGTGGTTGCGCCGTCATAGTTTTGTGATGTTCCGCCTAAACGACCTTTGATAACGATTTCAGCGATATTACCGCCTACTTGGTCTGGGAATTTGATTGCTAAATCTCTGTCAACGCGTCTTGTGGAGAATAATCTACCGAGTTCGCCTTTGACAGATGACATAATGTTTTGAACCGCAAGTTTGAATACACTTGGGTTATAATGCTTTCCGTCATAAATAGAAGCCATTTTTCTTTCCTCCTAATAA